CCCCTCCTTTCGGAGCCATCTTCCCAGTGTCAGATGGTTTAAGAGAACCTATAAACGGTTTTATTTTACCTTCGATGCCGATAACGAAGACGCAGTAAGTTGCGAGCTGCTACTTGAAAGAGGTCCCCCCACGTTTTACCCGGGCGTTCTGCCGGGTTGGTAGACTCATGAATTTACGTCTGGAGGAAACGGTCTGGTAAACCAGGTGAGGCACTTACGTGCTTTCCGTTACGACCAGCGAAAGCTGTGCCCTAGCGCAGGATGTAGCGTCCAATCTCCATTGCTGAAGATGTGGAAAGTTGCCGAAGGAAGGGACGAGGGGAACCTTAAGAGACTCAGGTACCAACCGGAGGGTAAATATACCACACCACAGTCAGGACGAGAGACCTTTCAAGGTCCGCTGCAATCACCTTATCCTTACGTATCTTCGTTGATATTAGCATTCGGGAAGCCTTACTGAAAAGTATAGCCGAAATTTTGCGGTGAAGTCTACCCACGATCTGCTCCCGTCCATATGGACTAAAGAGGGGTCGAAGGACTTGTCACTGTGCTATCCATTCACCCGGTGTGCATATACAACGTCATTTTCAACATCAAATATATTACTAATGCAAATCTTTCGATCACACTTTCATACATCTGCTGCTCTCCTGGCTCTAAAGAACCATAGACTATATAGTAAAGTCGAGTGGGAAAGAGTAGAAGCAGGCTCATATGCAATAGTAGATCCGGTTAACCCGGGGGTAATCCTTTACCTTTCGGAGCAGGACTACGTTACTATGATACGGGTCGCGATTACGTCCAACAGAACTCTAAAAGTTCTCGCGGGTCCGAGTGACCTTACAGCTGAATCTTCTACAACTAATTCTGACCCATCAACAGGTTCTTCTCAAAATTCCCCCAAAGAGCTTGCCAATCGGTCAGTGCCTTTTGCACTTGGACCGATGTCGAGCACTGCTCGACGGAGACTGCAGACAATGTTTAATAGTCTATTAGATCGCTTCTTGTTAAGAGAGCGGACTTATAAGACATCATCCGGTCCCGCTACGATGGAGAAAACTTCGATGATCAAGTTGACGGGTAGAAATGCTCGTCACTGGTTTACTACATGGTACAACCTTGTGTCATGGTATTCCAGAGGTACTACAATCACCACTGTCGCAATGACAGAACGGAATTCGTTCGGCCTGTATCTGGTAAGGATTCTGAAGACACGCGGTATCATGGAAGTGATTCAACGCTTTAAAATAAGCCTCTTTGTGATAAACTCCTACCTAGGTGGTAAGAGAATGACCACTACGGAAGACCTTGGAAAGCGGATTCGACTTTCACATGGATTGCCACGATGCCTACCCGTGTTCGCACGGCATGGCCTTCGTGTAGCAAATAAACATTATATCCATATATGGACATCTGTCTTCTTCGCCTACAAAGGTCTGCTCGGAGAATGGGTAGAACCTAACCTACTGCAGAGTACAATCACACAAGAGCATCCGAACTATACGGGGAATAGAGATTTCCTGGCCTTCATTGACTTTGCATCCGTGTTCTGGCGCAATATTATGATACCTTTGGGAATCAAGAAACTAAATTTACGGGTCCGAAATGCTTTCTTTACTACTCATGCCGGCCCCAACTGTCCCATCTCCATTCTTGGAGCTGGCTTAGATGCTTTTCTCTGGTTTTGTGTTACTGATGAGGACTGGGTCGAACGGAATAAATCCGAAATCGAAGCCCTAGTTCCTATATCTAGTAGCCTTACCGTAAGAGAAACTCTTCGCCATATTAGGGAACATATTGGGGTTCCAAGGAACTTTATCCTGGAGTGGCTAAACGCCACTGGACAAGATGAGTTAGCATTGAGCTTTCGGAAGACCGCAAAAATGTTCAAGATGTCCTACATCCTTGCTACGCAAGTGATGCCGCACCATATTGTACCGTCACGATCGAAGATTCCTGCTGGAGGTCCTATTCAAACTACCCCAGTTGCGTCCGGTATCCTAGGTTTAAATCTAGGTATACTCAGGACAAAGCACCTGGTTTTACAGCGACTCCATAACCTGTATGAAGCTGCCGGGAAAGTCCGGACCATAGCAATTGTAGATTATTGGACTAATTTTGTCCTCAAACCTCTCCACGACTGGATGTTTGATATCCTACGGCAATTACCGCAAGATGCCACATTTGATCAAGAAGGCAGAACAAGAGAATTTTCTACTAGAGGTTACACCGAAATCTGGTCTCTCGACCTGAAATCGGCGACGGATACAATTCCGTTAGCCCTGTACAGAGTCTTATTCTCGTATGTGATGCCGCAGCATTTGATAGATCTTTGGCTCGAACTTCTCGTGAATAGAGACTTTAAGGTCCCTACTTCTATGATGAAGGCGTACCCTGATCTGGAACAAACACAAGTACGTTATACTACTGGTCAACCAATGGGAGCTTTGACGAGTTGGGCGTCCATGGCACTGATTCATCATGCTGTGGTTCTTTTCGCCGCGGTGAATGTTGGGGAAACCCGACCTTCTACTATTTTATCCTTCATCGACTACTTAGTCCTTGGAGATGATATCGTCATTGCTAACCGTAAGGTGGCTGAAGAGTACATCAGACTTTGTGCAAGTTTCGGAATTCAGATAGGCTTAGCGAAAAGCTATGTCTCGAGCGAAGGTTTATTCAACTTTGCTAACCAAACTTACAAAGGGGCCATCAACTACTCTCCCCTCTCAATGAAAGAGGAGGCGCAAATTACGAGTCTTCCCGCACGGGCTGAATTAGCTCTGCGTGCTGTACGACGTGGATGGCGCTCTATTACAAGTAGGAGTTGGCTTCCTAGCATATTAAAACTTTACGTCAATGACATAAGTTTCAATCGCTGGATTCGTCCAACTATGGTCAAAAGAGGAATGAATCCCACCATAGCTTGGGTCTTATCTAGTCTTTTGGTGCCTGGCACAACCCGATACGGGTTCGCAGGTATTGGAAATATAGTCCTACAGACCTTCTTTGGCGCTTTCGCGGCTAAGAAGAATCTATGGACCCAAAATTTCAAGACTTATGTTGACCATATTTCTATGGAACAGCAAAACGCGCTTATAGCGGTCTTTGCCCAATGGGTTAATACTGTCTACGGAGATTTCCTTCGTAACCGGAAACGGTTAGAGGTTTTCGATGAGTGGGTTTCCCAGCTCATCTCTCCTGACATCGAATGGTTGCTAAGAAGAGTCTTTCAGGAGGCTCGGAAGAGTGCCTTTGAGCGATGGACCGAAAAATATCGGTTACCACTTAAGGAGATCCAAGTCGCTACCAGATTACCAGCTTTTAACATCTATGATGTCGAAGCAAGTACTGGGCGACCATGGGATGAATTAACATCTTTTATCTCCAGTGCTGAAGAAGCACTGCCCCAAGTTCCTGACTTTCTCTCGCACACCATTGAAGTATTAACTGCTTTGGTGGGAGGGGTTGGGAAATCGTCCCACGTACAAGACCAAGCGTTACGGTCCTTCATGAAACTGACAAACGTCATCGGTATGATCGACCACATCGGGTCCTTTGTGACTCCTGGTATTGTAATACCTGAGGAAACTTCCTCACTTGAAAAGTGTTTACACTTAACAAAAGAAGACCACTCCGGTCCGTGTTCCGAAAATAGCACGGTGGTGTATCAGCCCGGAGCTGTAGACTCTGAAGAAGGGGTCTAGGCTTACAACTAAACATACTTAATTGTGTGTGCCTAGAATCACCCTTTCAGAGGGGTTCTACTCTCCATCCAAAAAGGACTGTTTCGGC